AAAATCAAGTCCGTTTCATTTTAAAAAACCGCGTAATTGACTATATTTCAATAATTTCAAAGAACTAATTATCCACTTTTACGGGACAGTAGTGATTTCTCCTATTAACCTAATCCTTTTGTTTTTAGCATCATCTGTTTTTAAAATAAAAATTTGCTCCTCCAATCTATCTATCTGCTTAGTTAATACGCCTGTAATAAGTTCAGAATACAATTCCATGAAAGAGATATTCAGATTTAATAAGCGGCATTGAAGTATACTCAAGCTTTTCTTATGAATTGTTTGATAACGATTAGAAGCAATAGAAGTAGTCTGCTCATAAGCTACATGGTTTTGGTTCTTGAAGTTATTCAATTCATTATAATCATGTAGCAATACTGAATAATAACCTATTATATTTCTTATGTCGGAAAATGATTCTGCTTTATTGATATGTTCTAAAATGATTTTTATTTCTGTTGCCTTTTTCTGAGCATATTTGTTTGAATAAGCCTGATTGCTAAACCATCCTGCGCATAGCCCTATAGCAATAAAAACAAAAATAATTGCGTATACAATAAATGTTTCCATTAATCTTCTAATTATTTGACTACATCTATAATGTTACAGCTATGGTTTCTACGAACCTCTCCCAATACGAGGAATAACCGACGGATAGAACTTCGTGGTATTTCGAAAGGCTCATGTATCAGATGGCCTTTCATAGGACCTGACTCCCATTGATCCTGATTTACCGAACAAGCCATCAGAAAAGCAGGGTCATCAGCACGTTGTAAACGCTTGATTACTCTGATTTCGTCCGTTTCTACCACATAATCTTCCCCATACATGATAATTCGCAGGTCGTTTATCTGGCGAAGTGCGACTATGCTTCCCGATTTGTATTCAGGCGACATGCTGTCACCTTGTACGCGCATAGCTGCAGTGGCATCCTGAAACCAGTCTCCGGTATCAATCATTTCTGATGGAGTTGATACGGCAGACATATCTGCATCGTACTGACGGCCACCAATGGTTGTTACATCAAAAAGTGGAATCAGATGACGTTTCTTTTCTGGAACTGGTAATGAAGTCGTTGCTGCTTCATTACGTAACATATTACCTTCTCCAGTGAGAAGCCAATCAAGATTTAAGTGTTCACAAAATGAAAACAGAAGGGGATAGTCTATTTTTCGGCTTTCGCTTCCCCAATTTGATAAAGTTGATTTTGAGATACCAAGTAATGATGATAACTCTTTATCATTCTTTAAATTAAGCCCTTCCTTGGCTCTTTTCAACACTTCAGACTGTAATATAAAAGTTTTCATAATGAAAATATTTTCCCATAAAAAGTTTGTTTGTTTTCAAAATGTGAACTACATTTGCAAAGTCTTCCAATAGGAACACGCCCTAAAGGTACAAAATAAAGACTATAAAACAATAAAATTATGGCAGAAACAAAAAAACTCATTAAAGCAAGCGGTGAACTTCAGGTGGAAATCGCCGCAAAACTGAAAGTAACGCCCCGATCTGTTCGTTCGGCTTTGGCATACGATACCAACAGTCCTACAGCAAGACTTATCCGCTCGTATGCCTTGAATCACGGAGCAAAACTTTATGAACTGAAGGAAATGGAAAATCCATATGCGGAAATTGTAAACCTTTAAAGTAATCTGTATGAATTTTACAAAATACTCCTTTAAGAACATTGAATCCCAGCTTGAACATGTATGCGAACTGATAGACCTGGTAAAAGGCGACAGAGGATTTCGCGAAGCTATTCAAGATGAAGAGTTTTGCATGCTGATAAAGATGCAGGCACAACTGTTTGAGGAAATTAAGAAAAGAGAAAGACATCAACCAACTGCATAAGTGATGAATACACCTCGCCATTCCGGTTCGCGAGAATAGGGATGGCACCAAACTCAAAATCATAGAATCATGAAACGAATCAATACAACCACACGCTATCTGCTGCTGATACTGGCAGCAGCCATACTGAACCGGCTGACAGACGGTACAATGAACCTGATTATAACAACCTGCCTCTGCCTGGCACTCATACCTGCTGCAATACGGATGGACAAGGAGGATAAAGAATTCCAGGAATGGATGGATGAAGAAATAAAGAAGCGGGAAGCACAGAAAAAGGAATAAACAACACACGGCTTGCAGAACTTCACACATTCAGGATAACGACTGTAATTTGACATATTGGGCTGTTTTCAATAGGAATTGGGAATATGGTAAAAAGAAGGAGTGAAGCGGCTGCCGTCCGGGTTCAAGCCCCGGAGCCGGACTACAATCTTAACGAATTAATCATGGAAATGTACGGAAACACATTATGCGTCAGCTTTACGGAGCTTGTGGGGAGCGGACTTATCAGCCAGCCCACCTATAAGAAATACATTCGTGAAGGCAAGCTAACCCTCCTCCAGAGGGGAGGTAACGGACGCGAGGCCCTGATTGCCTACCGCTCCATGCCGGAACGGCTCCGTGCAGCATACGATGACACATTCAAAAACGCATACGAGGAAATGAAACAGCGTGAGCAGGAAAAGTACATTAACACACAGATCCGGTTCGATGCCGAAGCTGTACGCTTCTACAAGGAATTTGAGCCACGTATTGATCCGGCCCGTCAGCTGGAATACATCCTGAATTCCCAGGTGATGAACGAAATGGTGCGTACGGAAAAGGCACGCAGTGTGGAACACGCCAAAGGAGGTTTTGCCCGCCGTGCGGAAACATGGAGCAGCGTACAGATCTGCTGTGAGCGTCTCCGCGAAATCACAGGTCACACACTGCCGAAGAATCCGGCACGATTGCGCGAGAAGTTCAATGCTTACAAGCGCGAGGGATATGTGGTGCTGGTTAGCGGTAACCTGGGCAACAGTGCGGCACGCCGCATTGGGAAAGCAGAAGGTGCTCTTCTGCTGAAGCTCCGCCGGAGCAAGTTCCCGGTTTACACCGATATGCAGCTCTTTGAGGAGTACAACCGTCAGGCAGTAATTCGCGGCTTGAAGACCATCAAGAGTCCTACCACGATGCACAGTTACTTGAACGATCCGGCGGTGATGGTGTGGTGGTATGCCGCAGTAAATGGCGAAAGGGAGTTCAAGAACAAGTATATGCCAACCTTCGATACGGTAATGCCGTCCATGCCGAACTCGCTGTGGTACTCAGACGGAACAAAGATAAACCTCTATTATCGTGCGTACGACGAAAGGCAGAAGCGATGGGTGGCACGAACCACGGATGTGTACGAGGTGATGGATGCCTGCACGGAACTGTTCCTCGGCTACTTTATCGGTGACGGCGAAAACTTCTACAACCAGTACATGGCGTACCGGATGGCACTCCAGACATGGAAGGTGAAGCCTTACGAGATAGTGACCGATAACCAGGGAGGACACAAGAAGCTGGCTTCGCAGGGATTCTTCAAGAAACTCTGCCATCTTCACAAAACCACGATGCCGCACAACGGCCAGTCCAAATCCATCGAGTCCGCTTTCGGACGGTTCCAGCAGCAGGTTCTTCACAAGCTTTACAACTTCACCGGTCAGAACATCACGGCCAGGAAGCTTTCCAGCCGTGCGAATATCGACCTGGTAATGGCAAACATCGACCTTCTTCCCACGCTGGAGGAACTGAAACAGCAGTATGCCGACTGCCGCGAAGAATGGAACTCGATGCAGCATCCTACCAGCCTCACCGGCATGACCCGACTGGAAATGTACACCGCCATCGAGAATCCGAAAGCTCAACCGCTGGATGATTACGAAGCACACGAAATCTTCATGCTGTTCTCTCAGGCTCCGGTGCAATACACCAAGGAAGGTTTCAATTTCCGCATGAACAAGCAGGAATACAGCTACATGGTGTATGGCGACGACGGGCTGATAGACATGAACTTCCACCTGCAGAACGTAGGCCGTCAGTTCCTCTACCGCTACGATCCGGAAGACATGACCCGCATCGAGCTATGGGCGGTGACTGACACGGGAGCCAAGTATGCGGCCATCGCTACACCGAAAGTCACGATCCATCGTGCCACTCAGGAACGCACCGAAGAGGAAAACGCTTATCTGTTTGCCCAACTGGATGCCAACCGTCGCACACGTGCAGCCATGCACATCGCCCAGGAAGACCTTTTCATGGAGGAAGCCATGGGCGAAGCATACACCCAACTTCGGATACCGCGTCCGGTGGCCGTGAGCGAAAAGCAGCTTGACGGATACCGCGAAGAAATGAAGCGTGGCACACTGGAAGCTCCGGTACCGATGCCCGAAACGGATATTCCGGAAGAGCCTGTACTGGCAGATGAACCGCTGACCTTCGCATCATCAGGAGACTGGACAAAAAAAGTATCGAACCTGACGTTTGATGAACTGGACAGCTTGGGAAAATTCTAACGATTTGATTAAACAATACTTAAATACCTATTAAAACAATGAAAGGATTAACAACAGAAATGAAAGAACAGGTACGCAGCGCACTGATTGCCTACCGTTCCAATTACCCTACGTTGAACCGTGCCGCAGAAAGCTTGCAGGGTGTAAGTTCGGCCACCGTGAGCCAGCTTTGCAACGGAAAGTATGAACTGATCAGTGATGAAATGTTTATCCGTATCGCTTCGCAGATAGGCTTTGCCTTCGACTCATGGAACCTTCACGAAGGAAAGACTTTCAAGGAAATCACTTTTGCGCTGAGTGACGCACAGGCATACAAGAACGTGACATGGGTAGTAGGTGATGCCGGATGCGGCAAGACCACGGCAGCCATTGAATACCGCCGCACGCACCGTAACGTGTTCTACATCCTTTGTTCGGAAGATATGCGACGCTCAGACTTCGTTCGTGAGATAGCCAAACAGGTAGGCGCACCTACCGACACGACCAACCTCCGCGATATGCTGGAGAATGCCATCAGTATGATTTCTTTCCTGGGGAATCCGCTGCTGGTGTTTGATGAAGGCGACAAGCTTACTGACAGCGTGTTCAACTACTTCATCAGCATTTACAACCGTCTGGAAGGACACTCAGGTATCGTGTTTCTCAGTACGGATTACATCAAGCGCAGAATGGATGCCGGTCTTCGCTACAACAAGAAAGGTTACAAGGAAATAAACAGCCGCATCGGACGCCGTTTCTTCGATGTATCTCCCACAGAACAGAATGACATCTACGCCATCTGTCAGGCTAATAACCTGACCGACCGCGCCGATATCGAAGAGGTGCTGAAAGATGCCAGGCGAAGCGACAACGACCTTCGCCGCGTGAAACGATGCATCCACCGTCAGAAACGTATTATCGAAGCAAGAAGGAAAGGAGGAAGCAATGAATAAAGAGGATACTACACCGCCCCCACAGAAAAAGAAGTTCACTTTCGACCGCAACGCGAAAGGTGTCCGTGAGCTTCTTTCCATGAAGTTTGACGTGATGGATTTCGATGGTCCCTGGTACGATGCATTCGGCACTCCGGAACGCCGTGGAGTCTGGATCATCTGGGGAAACTCCGGTAGCGGAAAGACCAGTTTTGCCCTCCAGCTCTGCAAGTATTTGTGCCGTTTTGGCCGTGTGGCATACGACAGCATGGAGGAAGGTGCCTGCCGCACCATGCAGGATGCCATCCGCCGAACCGGGATGATGGAAGTAAACAAAAAGTTCCTGCTGATCGACAACGAGAATATGGATGAACTCAGCATACGACTCCGCCGGCAGAAAAGCCCGGACATCGTGGTTATCGATTCCTTCCAGTACACACGAATGACGTACCGTCAGTACATTGACTTTAAGGAACAACATAAGCGGAAGCTGCTCATCTTCATCAGCCACGCCGAAGGCCAGTTACCCAACGGACGTGCCGCCAAAGGAGTGATGTACGATGCCTCGCTGAAGATTTACGTGGAAGGCTTCAGGGCCTTTTCAAAAGGACGCTTTATCGGTCCCGTAGGACATTACGATATCGTGCCGGAGAAAGCCCGGCAATATTACGGAGAAGAATAATCTTTTCAATTTACAATTCATAATCAGAATACATGAGAACAATGATGAAAGACCGTCCAATCACACCGCAGCAGGTGAAGGCGCTGCACGCTCAGTTCCGGAAAATGGGATTTGATGATGATGACCGCCATGGTTTTATCAGCCAGTTCACGGAAGGAAGAACCGACAGCACCGCCGGACTGACCAAAGAAGAAGCCGGACTGTTGCTAACACGGTTCAACCGTGAGGAAGCTGACCGCATCCATCGTGAGGCACGCAAAGTAGTGAAACAGATTTTTTCCCTTTCGTTTCATATCTCCTGTCTGAACAAGAATTACACGAACGAAACGGAAGCGGATTTTGAAATGAACAAAGCGAAGATAAACCACTTCTGCCGTACACGCAGCAAGTTCCGCAAGCCTCTTACGGAAATGTCGCTGGAGGAACTGAAGGAAGTGAAACGACAATTTGAGGCAATGGCAAGAAAGGAGGAATGATATGAGAAAGCAATCAGAAATAAATCGTGCAATAGCGTATCTGGAAGAACGTAATTACGATCCGATATGTCGCATACAGAGGGAAGTTTTAGAAGAAAAACGCAGCGAATCATGGGTATTCAATCAGTATGTGCGCGACGTTCCGGAAGACGAGCGCAACGAAACTCTTTTCTATGCCGCACGCGATGCAGCCCAGTTCCTTGCCGGAAAGATTGGTATCAGTTCCATCTGTCCGGATCTGGAAGACGAACCCGAAGATGAAGAGCAGGAGGAAACAATTACCCTGAGCCTCTCGGAGTACAAAAAGCTGCTTCTTCGCCTAGATAGGGTGGAACGCAGGTTAGGTCTGAGAGTGGGCGATGTAGCTCCTGCACCGCGTAAAGACATTTCGGAAGCCCCTGATGAACTGATAGGTCAGGCCGATGCGTGCCGCCTGATTGGATGTGCAAAGACCACCATCAAGCAATGGGCTAATAAAGGACTCATTACCCGCTATCAAAAAGGATATAACGTATACTACAGCAGGCGTGAGTTGCTCGGAAGTTCTGTCGTGAGAGACTACAAGGATAGTAAATCAAACAAGGAATAGCTATGGAACATACAATCGAACAAATCCAGAATGACATTATGAACCGCATGCAGCAGTTTGACTTCGGCGACCGCGTAACGATACTCCGCGAACTGGAGAACTTCTGCGGACAACAGGCTGATGAGACCATGAAACTGGAATACGATTTGGCGGCAATGGAGGACATGAGGGATGAATAGGAAGAAATACATCGTATGGAGGATCATTTATTCTTTCCACGACAGACCGAATAAAAGCATCCGCTCATGCTGGCGAACCGACGACTTGAAGGATGTAAGGAAATTGGCACAAGGGATTAATCCAGAAGCAAAAATACGTTTGTGTTATACAGAATTTAAATAACGATTAAAACTCAATTAAAATGGCAACAAAAAGAACCAAGAAAACAGTAATCAGCGGAGTAAGCCGCGAACAGTACGAACAGGCATTTGCCGAGTTTGCAATGGCCGACGCAAAGGCCCAGTCACTTACCGCGAAGATGGATCAGGAAATGACAAAGATCCGTGAGAAGTACGCCGACCAGCTGGCCGAGCTGAACGAAACGAAAGACCGCACCTTTGAAGTGATGCAAACCTACGCCACTGAGAATAAGGATACGCTTTTTAGTAAGAAAAAGAGTCTGGAGTCGGCACATGGTATCATCGGATTCCGCACTGGTAACCCGAAGCTGAAGAATCTGAAAGGCTTTACGTGGGCCTCGGTTACAAACCTGGTAAAAGAATTCCTTCCTGATTATATCCGTACCACAGAGGAACTGGCCAAGGACAAGCTGCTGGCCGACCGGGAAGTTCCTGAAGTGGCCGAATTATTCCCGAAAATCGGCATTCAGGTGGTGCAGGACGAATCTTTCTACGTAGAACCCAAAAAGGAAAGCGATGCAGTCCAGACGGCCTAAGTACAGTTATTCCCGCCGTGGAAATCTATGGATCGTATATCGGAATGAATACACTCAGTCCACATGCACAGGCACTCCCGTCGCGGAGTGCCGATCCAAAGAGGAAGCACGGGATAAGGTTTATGAACTTAATGGATGGAAAAATGAAAAGAAAGTCTAAATGCAAATGGTATGCAATATGGACTGTATACTGCATATTGATTATTCCATTGTTAATTGTGGCTATGTTTGCTTACTTTTTAAAGCTTCCATTTGAATTACTGGTTGAAAGGGTAGAAAAAGTAAAATGGTGGCTTGTGAATAGATATAAACCTGATTGATATGGCTGAATTAACCTTTAGAACCAACATCCGGCGCGACAAGTGGCCGCGCTGGATGAAACAATTACACGAATATATTAGTCGTGTTACTCAAGACAAAGAACTGGAAGCTACCCGCGAAGAATACCAACGCCTGAAAATGATCATGGATGGATACATTAACAGCATCAAGTATAGCGGACACATACGAAGAGCTTCAATACGTGTCTTACTTGGGTTGGATTACGATCAGTTTACCTTGTTTGTGATCAGGAAGAATTTTATTGTAACATGTTACTACATAGAATAATGAATAAGCGCAAGAAAATAATAATGTTATTCCTGTCTGTCTTTATTGTATGTCCATTGATAATTATAGGCTATATGCTTCAGGTTTTTGCAGCATTGCTTGATATACTCGGATGGATATTCTGGATGGACGGGAGGATGGTGAGGAACAAATGGAGTGTATTAACCGATAAAATTTTGTCAGTATGGAATTAACAGTTGGTGAAACATTTGAATATGATGGGCATTTATTGAAAGCCTCACCGGTAGAAAGTGAGCATATAGCATGTGAAGGTTGCTATTTCTATGAGAATAATATTTGTTGTTACCACTTGGAACAGTCCTGTACTGACGATTCAAGAAGTGATCAGCAAAACGTAATTTTTAAAGAAATTAAAAACAAGTAATTATGATGCACAATTGGTTTACATGTAAAATCCGTTTCGAAAAGACATTGGAAAACGGAATGAATAAGAAAGTAACTGAACTTTATCTGGTAGACGCGCTCAGCTTCACCGAAGCCGAAAGCCGTATCATCGAAGAAATGACACCTTTTATCAATGGTGAGTTCGAGGTGGCTGGAGTTGCAAAAGCGAATTACAATGAACTGTTCCCGTCCGAAGAAGGAGCAGCCGACCGCTGGTTTAAGTGCAAACTTTGGTTTGTCACTCTCGACGATAAGAGCGGATCAGAAAAGCGTACTCCTTTCAATGTACTGGTACAAGCCTCCGATCTGCGTGATGCCATCAAGAAGCTGGACGAAGGCATGAAAGGAACTTTGGCAGACTATGTGATAGCTTCCGTATCGGAAACCGCCATTATGGACGTTTACCCCTACAAAGCAGAACCCGATGTAGAACCTGAATTTAAAAACGCAGATAAGAGATGAAAACAGAAAAGACTTATATCCATCGCCGTGTATGCCTTTGCCGCCAGTGCGGAGGAACCGGCTCAGTAACCATATATGCAGAGAAAGATGTGCGCCGGCAATATCCCCAGCAGAAAGTGTGCCCGCAATGCCAGGGCAGCGGACGGATCTGGCTGAGTGGTGAAGTGGTTAAAAACATAGAACCCTATGCAGAACCAGAACCTTAATCTGTTCAGACCTCGCAGAGTGGCGGCTAAGATTCATTACAGCATGATCAGCCAGTTTATGTTCATCTGGGTGAAGTGGAACCGCCCCTGCGATCTGAAGGTGCAACGATCACAGCAGAACCCGGAATTACTGGGTATCTGCTTTGACGTCGAGAACAATGATACCGCTGACATGATGCGGGAACTGGAACGTGATTTGAAGATTGAAATTATTGATTTATAAAAATAGTAATATGGGATACGATTTAATACCAAAGAAAGAAGAGGTGGAAGCTAAAAGCGGAATGATATTCACGTGGCCGATAATCTTGGATGAAACGGGAGCAGGTTATCTGTTTGGATATGGAAGAAACACCTTCTATACTGATAAATACATATACGACGCTTCCCGTTCTGATGGCAGTCCGGTAAGCAACGACGGCTTTGATGTGCCAAAGGAAGATGCGCTTATCATGGCAAGACTATTTAGAGGATATGTTTCTGTAAAGCGGGAGTTACGGGAAGAATGGGATAAAATCCCAGTAGAAGAACAAGTCATGTTAGAATCCATCTATGGAAAGGGAGCAGTTCCACCTTCTGTGGAATTTCTGCAAAAAGTAGAGGCATTGGCTGATTTTTTTGAACAGTCTGAAGGATTTAATATAATGTAAACTATGAGCGAAAAAGATTTAAACTACATCATCAAATGCTTTTACAATGAAAAAACAGAAAAGACTTATAGAAGGCTTTCACATGCAAAGAAAAGTTCAAAGAATCCGTATGTATATCGCGCATGGATACAAGATGGTAAGATATTAGACAAAGAAGCCATATATGCCTATGGACAAAGCGTTGCAACCATAAAAAGAGCCGATGAAGAAATTTACAAAAGATTGATTAAGTGACAGAACGATCCCCGGCACCGAAACCGATGCCGGGGATTGCTGTCTGTGTATGGTATCATTCTCCCGGTTCACCCAGGAACTTAACGAAGGCGGCATGTTGCAGGGGAGTCAGTGCGCGCTGTCCTTTCTGGTAGTGCAGTTCGGTCAGACGCTGCTGAAGTTCAGAGTTGAGATTCACCCAGCGGCGAAGTTGGGAAACGGCACTTCGCGGGGTGCTGTGAGGAAAATAGAGCAGGGCCAGATCGGTCAGGTAAATGGCATTCATGGGTCGCTTGTGTTGTTTTTAAGAGTTAATGAATCGACTATAAAGTTACTAAATTCAAATGAAAAAACTACCCCGTAGTAAATTATTAATTACCGCAGGGTAGTTGGATCACTACCTGGCAGTAATGTCGCAGTCACTGCCGGGTAGTCGGTGATCAGGCTCCCAGACCGCCTTCTTCCTCTTCCGCAGCCGGAGCATTCAGCGGCTTCACTTTGTGAAACGTCAGGTTGTCAAGGCTGAGCTGACCGCGAAGACCGATACCGGGACGGAACTGAAGCGATACCTTCCGGATGTTGGCGGTGCTGAATTCTTCTTCAGCTTCTGCGCCATCGCTGGAGATTTGCGCCTGGAAGCTGCCCAGATTTTCCAGTTTCACAATTTCACCCTTGGAAATATGCTTGTTGATCTGTTTCACCAGGGCACGGATCACGTTCAGCACGTCTCCGTCGGTGAGGGTAGTGGAATACGAGATTTCTTCGGCCAGTTCGTTGATGTCAACGCTTCCGGATGCCTGTGCCTTTGCATAATACTTTGCCGGTGCCCCCTTGTCATTGGGGTTTTTCATCTGTGCAATGCTGTAATTGATAGCCATAGTCAGTAATGTTTTTGAGGGTTGATAAATCAGTTGTTTCTGTCATGACGCTGTAAAATTACGGCAGGCAGCGGCAGTCCTGTCGTCCAAAGTACCGGAAGAGGTGATTCAAGGCATAAAGTGTTGATTTTTGTGCGGTTTTTTGTATCTTTGCGAATATATTAATGGATATTGACATGCCTAAAGGAAGGGACTCAGAATTAATAGCGATGCGAAATGAAGAATTGCTCCGCAGATATTACTACTGGACGGAGATAAAACGTCTGCGCTTTGACGATACCTTTCATCAGTTGTCTACCAGAGAATTTTTTATTAGCGAGGAACGCATCCGTACTATCGTGAACCAGAATTACGAATTTCTTCAGGAACTGGATCGCGAATACCGTTCGGGTAAAAACATGGAAGAGAAGCCGCCCATGCCTTCCAAGAGAAAGCGCGGACGGCAGGCCGGTGTGAAATACGGCAAGCGTGTGTCTGTCATACCTGAGTAGCGTCGTCTATCATGCGGCACTCATAGTTCAATTCATACACTTTTATTCCCCTGGTCATCGTCTGGCTACGGCTGGTCTTGCGGTCAAGCGGTGAAGATGAATGCATGGGCATCCATCCCTGCAGTAGCGAATGAAGCTCGTGCACCTTGTCCGCACGTTCCTGAGCCTTGTCGGCTGTTCCGCTGGTGAAATGCGTATCGTCGTAACAGTCCATTGCCAGTTTCACGTTGACGGTTACCGTGCCCGACTGTACTTTACTGAAAGCTCCTCCCATGGTAGTCCATGAGGTTTCAGGTATGTCTATCAGCACAAGAGGGAAGGTGAGAGGATAGGTGTCGGAGTCTTCGTCGTCGCGGTAAAGCATTTCAAGCTGTCCGTAGTCTTCGTCTACGTTTCTGTCGAGCCATTCAATCTTGTCTACTACAAGCTGCTGTATCTGGTTGAATAAAGTTTCCATGTAATTCAATGAATAATTAATAGTTAATAATTAAAATCACTTCAGACTTCCGAGTTTTGTTTCCATTACTTTGCGCAGTTCCTTTTCGGCTTCTTTCTGTAGTTTCTCGGTCAGCTCCTTGCTTTGTCCGAGGAACTTTCGCTGTGGTATTTGTGCGGTTACGTTGAGTCTTGACTTCCTGCTCAGGGCAATGGCTTTCCACATACGGGCTTCAGGAGGTGCCGAAGCGTCTTTCTTCTTTCGGGTTTTCGAGGAAGTTCCACGCCGGATTCCTGCCGCCTTGAAATAACGTGCCCATGCCATTTTCCGGAGCTTGGGCGTAATGCGTGGATGGGTGCTGACGGTTCCTCCTTCATTGTGTATTGCGGCGTATTCTACGGGGTTAAATATGGTCACTTTCCCTTTTCCCGTTCGAAAGTCATTGGCTCCCATAAGTCTCTTTCGTCCGCTAAGCAGAGGGCCGTAACGGTCGGAAGCTTTCTTGCTTCCCGACTGCTGCCGTCGGGTCGGCTTCCATGGCTGGAGTCCTCCGTTGCGGAAACCTCCGTCACGGAAGTTCTGGCGTGTATGGTTTACGGCCAGCACTCCCGCCTTCCGTGGAAGCGTGTCGCTGATGGTTTTCTGCAAGTCTTGCTCCAGCAGTTTCAGTATCTTTTTAAAATCGGAAGTATTCATTACAATTAGTCTTATATTCGTTTGACAATAAATTTAAAATAGCTATATTTGCATTGGTTCATTCCCAGACGGTTCGCCCTCGGGTTTGGACCCCCTTCCGGCAGGTCTGATTCATTTCAGGTCTGCCGGTCGTATTTTAAATCCGTTGCCCAAAATCTCCTCACGGCTGAGACGTATATCCTTTCCATCTCTTACTATAGTGATGTGGGATATGTTTTGCGAACGTTTCACACGGGAACGTATGGCTGCGGCCAGGTTTTCCAGCGATATGTCTGAATCAATCCACAGCACAATATCATCAGCCTGCTTCTTCGCATCTCTCAGCAGGTTGTCAATAGAACTTTTTGTAGGGGTGACATTCATCTTGTATTCCTGCTCCACCTCCAGCGTGCGGTTATAGCTGTCGGCACTTTTCCGGTTCTGCGGATTGTCCAGCAAGTCTATTTCGTAATCATGCTTTTCGGCAAGGTAGGTTCCGATGCGGATGTTCTCGTCGCGCTCATGCTTTCCGTGTCCGTCATGTATCCGAAGTTTTCCAGATCTGGTGGGAATAACCGTATAGTGTATCATCTTTTCCACCGCTTTCTCTGCTCCCGGATAAGTATTTTCGTAGTACGGATGAGTATGGCTGAACAGTTCCGGCTCCAGTCCCGGATTGTTCTCCAGTCCGGGCGAAGGCTTGTAGTCCACCTCAGGGATGATTCCCGTGACGGGGTCGTCCGTCTCCTCCAGATCACACTTGCATCCCCACCGGTCGTGCGGATGGTGGTTTTTCCAGAAGGGGTGTGTCTTTGGAAGCGTCAGCCCGATTCGCCAGTATTCCATGTGGAATACGTCAGGATCAGCACTCGTAGTGGGCATCCATTTCAGGTTGGGCAGGATGTCGGCATTACGTGAGAAACGTTTCCAGTCGGCGGCATAGCGGGCACGGAGTACGGCTGTGTCGTATTCTGTACGTAGCCAGTGGTTGTTGTAGGTGCCGATGACAGACTCAGCATCTTCCTGGAAGCGCCGAAACTCCTTCAGCTTTCCGTTTTCATCAAGCAGCTGCGAAGCGATGTCGTTCTGCATGCGGTGTGTGCGGAAGGCGGCAAACACGTCGGCATCGTCTTTCAGTGCCTGACGGAAAAGGGTGTCGGCATCATCTACATCCTCTATGGGGTATCCCTCCTGAAGCGCACGTTCAAAGGTGTCGCGTGCGGCTTCATACAGTTCCGGATAGATGTCTTCCTCTACATTGAACGTTTTCGCGTAAATGTCGGCCAGCAGACGTGCCATCAGTTCCGGAGTGAATGAGGCAGAAACGGATGCTTCATTCCTGGGATGGACGGAATGACAGCAGGAACAAGTCTGTCCGTACAGATCATTCATTACCATCTTAAAGCCCCGCTTTTCGGGGCGCGGACGAAAAAACGGCGGATGTGGTTGTAGAATCTGGTTAAATAGTTTTTACTTTCCGTTTGAGAATCGTTTAAATCCTTCCATTTCTCTTCTTTTCTTTGTGCAGTTTTGCTGTCAGGCGTGTCTTTCTTATCAGGTACTACGGCATTCCGTTTTTCCTGCTGTTCGGCTTTCAGCAAGTCGTAATTCTCAGGCTTGGGTATTCCGGTAAGCTCATAGAACGTGTCGTCGGATACGGGTGTTCCTGCGTTTCGCATCTTGGTTATCACGTCGGCAATGACCGTGATGTTTGTTTCTTTCGGTTCTACGTACACGAATTCTCCTCCGCGTGTGTTGTATCCCATGCTTTCGAAGATGTCCGTCATGTCGTAGTTCAGCACGTTCAGGATAAGCTGGCGGTCGGATTCATTGATTTTCTTTTCTCCTTTCTCCTGCACGGTTCCCAGCGACTGGGTTCCACGTTCGGAGGCTTCGGTGGTAAGCGTATTGCCCAGAAATATTTTGCTTATCTCATTGTTGCACCGCTCATACAGCTTGTCATACAGGTCGGATGAACCGCTTTTACCGGCACTTTCCAGCAGCTTCAGCTCACTGCCTTTCGGGTGGATGAAGCATGCGGCTGCTCCCTGCTCGTTCATGTCGTCAAGAATTTGCAGGCGTGCCTCTTCATCTTCCGCATCGTAGGTATATTCGCGTATGGGCATTCCGAATATTTCACAGAACTGTGCCCAGTCGGCCATGTCGTTACGCTTGAAGATGACGTAGGGTGCAGCGTTGGCCAGTTTTCCCAATGCACGCGGCTTCCCCACAAAAAGCACATCGCGGAAGTCAGTCCAGGGAGTTCCGGCAATATCGCTCTGACGGTGAAGAATAAGCCCGCGAACCGGATCAACATTCTTTCTGGGTATCAGTTCGTAATTAATCCATCCGCTTTTGTCGCGGTAGAACTGGAAAAGAGAGAAGCCCCAGAATACGGAGTCTACCAGGTCTTCGATGAAATGGAAAAACCAGGGTGAACGCAGCATCACGTTGATTTCCTCGTCCGGTTTCCCGCCACGTCGGAACTCTATCTGAATGTTTCGTGCCGAAGCGATTCGCTTGTCGCGCACACTGCTCAGGTGCCCGTCAATCAGGATGTCTTCGTACATGTCGTACAGGCGTACGCGGTTGGTGAAGTCTACGTTTTCGGCCCCGCGTATGCCGCTCATGTATTTCTGCATGTCGAGGAAAAAACGTTGCGGCTGGGTAATGATGACCGTTCGTGCCGGACTTCCCTGCGGATTGATGTTTCCGCCTATGGTTATTTTTTTCTTCTTGCTCATATCAGTATCGGGTGTTTCTTCGTGGATAACTTCGCATCTGGAATGCGGAATTTAACTTAGTGGAATCTTCGTCGAGTGCCGGTAGTCCTTCCACACTTATCTCAAATTTTGACACGCCTTTCAGCCATTCCAGGCTTCGCTCGTAACGGTCTATCCGTATTTTGGAAATCTTCTGCGGATTGTGTATGCAGAATACGTGATACAGCGTGATGTCTTTGGCGTACATCAGTACAAGCGGGTGGCGTTCGGAACCGGTGGCTGCAAAAATCTTGTCGCAGTCAAACCGTGAAGACAGGTATCCGCGCATTTCGGCGATGGCCTGGTCTTCGCATACTTCAAGAAGTGATTCGTCTTCACGTATGAGCGCATCGAGTATTTCACGGTGTATGGATGCGTCGTAATCTTCCGGGTTGATAAACTGGCTCATGTTCTGTATTTGTTTTTTTGCCGGATGGTCGTCCGGCTTACGGTTATTGTTTTTTGTAAGGATGCATTCTTGCGGTCGATGGCCCGGTTTCCTCCCTGTATGCAGTCCGGGCCGTCGGCAGGATAAGGAAGCGTCATTTCAAAGAGGTCAAACTGGTTGATCAGTTCCTTCATGTGCGGATTGTCTTTTTCAGCCTCATTGAATATCAGCATTCCTTCACGATCCAGTGGTTCCAGGTCGGCTTCTATACGAGTAGCCTTGTCGGTCTTCTTGTCTTCATCCGGCTTGATGGAAAGCTGTTCGTTCCTCTTTCTGCGGATTCGTGCCAGGTGTCGTTTCAGTACCTGCTGGAAAAACGGGTCCTGAAGCTTGTTGTTCTCTACCATGCAGTAAAGGTTGGTCTTTCCGCCTACATATTCATTCAACAGGAAGAACCAGTTGATGAATTCTTCGTTTGTGGTATGGTCCAGAAAACCTTTAATGACATAAAGCACGCCCTGAATTTTGCCAAGCAGCCATACGGCCTTGAAGCTGGCACCTTTTTTCTTGCTTTCGCCTGGAGCAGGGTCGCCATACACCATGAGGAATTTGAATTTACGCAGAGGAGGAACCTTACCGAAAGCCAGCTTGGTAAATACGCTTCCTCCGGTGAGCGGGTTGTTGAAATACTCCTTCTGCTGTGCCTTTGTGCTGATTTTGGCCAGCACCTGGTCAATCTGTTCCTCACTGTTCTTGGCTGGCCACGTGGAATGTCCTTCCTTGTCGCGTATGTTAATCACGTCCCAGTGGTCGGCCTGCTTTCCGGCACGGGTGATGCAGCAGTCGCGTGCAATGATGTTTCCGCAGAAGATTATCAGTGTGGGTATGGCCGTGTCACGTGTTCCGTACAATGCTTCTTCCCACCATCCCCACATCTTGTTAACCGTATCAGGATTACGGCATGCTTCGTCCGTATCGAAGTCATCCACCAGCAACACGTCGGGTCGGTCGGCCTCGTTACGGCTACCACGCGGGGCACTTCCTGCACCTACGGCACGAAACGCACATCCTCCTTTCGTAATGAACTCCTCTTCACTCCAGTTTCCAAGGTTCAGCTGTGTGCCGTAATAAGCCTTGATCAGTCCGTTCCGTTCAAACTGCTTCCGGTATGGGTCAAGCAGACGGACGGCACTGTCTTTCGTGGCCGATGCCATGATGACATTCCGTTTTCTTCCCGTAAGCACCAGGAACATGACAATGAACATCACGCAGGTACTCTTGGCCAGCGAACGCGCCCACGAAAGTACCTCAAACCATTCATCGTGTTCGATGCAGCGCATGATGGCCTTAATCTGGAACGGGGCAAAGTCGAACTTGCAGAACTCCGGGAAGAAGAAACGTATCCACTCCAGCGGACGCTTTTCGAGCCATGCCTTGTGTCGTTCTATTTCGGCCCGGCTCTTGTTTACTATTACGACTCCCTTTCTGAGAGAATCCTGCTTGTAATCTTCCCAGATACGGAGTGCTTCTCTGTCCTGCTGTTTCATAGATTATCCTTGATAAACTGGTCAAACAATCGGATAAACGTCTTTGTCATATCCGGGTCCTGTGGGCGGAGCCAGTCGGAAAACCGCATTCCCACACTGATAATGTCACTGATGCCCACATCGCTTTCCAGCTTCTTGATGGTGGCTGCCAGTTTTCCCAGCGTGTCGGCTTCAGACGGAGTGGCATATCGCTTTCCTTCTTCACGGCTCTGTATGGCCTTGTTTATTTCGGCCACCTGCCGGTGAAGTGCGGAAATCTGCTGTTCGCGTGTCAGCGTCATGCCAATCTTCATCTCCTCCCATTTTTCCGAGTTGATCCATCGGGAAAGTGTCTGGCGTGAAACGCCTGTCTTTTCTGCTATTTCCTGCTGAGTAAGGTTCTCTTTCAGGTAAAGCATGCGTGCATATTCCTTTTTTTGCGTGTTTGTCAATTCTGCCATGTCTTTTATATCTTATTTTGTGTTTTGCAAATTTCGCCTATAAATACATCATTCACAATACGTTATTTTTATGATAACGTATTAAATCCTCATGATGACGTTTTAAAATATCATCATAAAATATCCGTCTTGACACGACTTCTTTTTCTTCCCAACTTTGCATCAGAACAGCAATAAAAGCAAAATGAACAAACGATTTTTCAATATGATACCTTCGCCCGATGTGGCGTGTATTCTTCTGTATGGAGAAGTAGGCGACAAGTGGGACGGCGTGACCGATGCGGACATTGTTCGTGAGCTTCGCGACTATGAATCATTGTACGGTAAGATTGATGTGCGCATCAACAGCATTGGGGGAAGCGTATATGCCGGAATCGCAATCTTCAACGCGCTTCGTGAAAGCAAGGCAGATATTACCATTTACGTGGATGGGGTGGCCGCCAGCATTGCAAGCGTGATTGCCATGTGCGGAAAGCCGGTGTACATGAGCCAGTACGCACGTCTGATGATTCACAATGTGCAGGGAGGATGCTGGGGTAACAAGGAGGAACTGAAGCAGACAATGGAACACATTGAGCAGCTGGAGGAGACACTGGCAGACATCTATTCTTCGAAGACCGGAACAGACCGAGAAGAAATAAAGAAGACTTACTTCGACGGTAAAGACCACTGGCTTACGGCCAAGGAGGCAAAGGATATGGGATTCGTGGACGGAATCTACGACGTGGAAGAAGCAGAACGCCAGGACGTGGAAAGTCCGGACAACGTGTACAGACTCTTTATGAACAGAATGAATAATAACCCATTAAACAACGATAAACAAATGTTTGAGGAACTGAAGAAACGTCCCTTGTTTGCCAACTGTGCAGATTCTGCCTCTGCACTGGCCGTAATCGGGACACTGGAAAACAAAGCAGGGAAATATGACACCCTGAAGGCGGAAAACGACACACTGCGACAGAAGCTGAAAGGTTTTGAGGATGCGGCTGCGGAAGCACGAAGGAAAGAAATCGACACGATGCTGGAAAACGCGGTAAAGGAGGAACGCATCCGTCCGGCAGACAAGGACACATATCGTACCTTGCTGGAGAAAGACTTTGAAAATGCATCGAAGATTCTGGAAGGTTTGCCCCGGAAAAAGATGATTTCCGACGGACTGGACAAGAACGACCCCGAAAACAAAGGTGCATGGGAAAAGGAACAGGAAAACATCCGTGAAAGACGTTACGGAAAGAAGTAGTAAATAACAATTAATCAAAACAAAACATGGCAATTCAGATTCAAAACACAGCCTATGACGGTGAGGTTCTTGAGAGACTGCTCACCAAGGCGGCTACCGGAAATGAACTTGTACAGAAAGGACTGATCAAGCTTGTTCCGAATATCCGCAAGAAATACTCCATTCCCCGACTGAAGACGGGAACCATGTTGCAGAAACGCAAGGAAATGCCTGAATCGAAGGATTCTAAGGGTGATTTCAATTATTCGGAGAAGGCACTTGTTCCGCATGACTTTATGGCTTATACGGAATTTAACCCGAGAGCTTTTGAGGAAATCTGGCGCAAGTATCAGCCGAAAGGAAACATGGTGTTCGACCAGCTTCCTCCTGAAGTGCAGAACCAGTTGCTGGATGCGATGTCCCGTCAGGTTAACTTTGAGCTGGGGTACCACTTCGTAAACGGTATCTATAAAGACGATGATGAAGACGATGATCATCTGTTCAACGGTATCCTGACTCAGATTATGGCCGACAGTGAAGTGATTCACGTGAAGTCTTCTTCTGCTGATTCAATGATTACCCGTTTGCAGAAAGTGCGCAAGGCTACTCCTCAGGTGCTTCGCAACAATCCGAATTTCGTTTATATGATGTCTGTAGACGATGCAGACCGCTACGATGACGAACTGACACAACGTGATGCCAAGGGTGCCAACTGGACGGATACGAACGCCGTACGCTTTAAAGGCACGAACATTGTTCCGCTGGCCGCCATTCCGGACGGCGTGATTATCGGTACCGTAGCTACTCCGGATGAGGACTCCAACACTTGGGGTGCAGTGAACCTGGTAGACGATTTCAACGTGATCCAGATTGACAAGGTGACCAACGCCGGTGAAAAGTATTTCTTCAAGATGCTTATGATGGCAGATACCAACGTGGCTTTCGGAGAAGAAGTAGTATTGCTGGATGTGCGTGAAGCTGCTACTATGTCGGCTTCAGGAACCAGCATTACGCTGACAGCTCAGGCAAGCAAGGTTTCGCTTGAACCGGAATCAGACAGTAAGGCATATACTATTTCAGGAGATGACATTCTGATGGGTGCCATGCTGGAAATTACGAATACTCATGCAAGCAACAAACTTACGGTAAACTCGATTGAAGTTGCTGCTGGTGCTACCAAGAAAATCTACTACAGCGGAAAGTCCTGGTTTGATGCCAAAGAGGTAGACGTAAAGATTACGGAGGTATCTCCTCAGCAAGTGCAGGTAGTGGGCACCGTGGAAACGACAACCAAAGAGCAGGCATAAGGAGGAATGAGGTATGAAACACTTTACAATGGGTGAACTTTGTGCCAGTACCACCGCCGACGCTCATGGAATCAAGAATACACCGCCTCTTCAGGAGGCGGGTAATCTGAAAGCCCTTGCCGACAATGTGCTTGACCCGCTCCGTGAATGGTACGGAAAACCTATTACCGTCAATTCAGGGTACCGTTGTCCGCAACTGAACCGGCTGGTAGGAGGTAAGGCAAGTAGCCAGCATCTGAAAGGGGAGGCTGCCGACATTACGGCAGGAAGCAAGGAAGAAAACCGTAAGCTATTTGATTACATCCGTGAGAATCTGCCTTTCGACCAGCTGATTGACGAAAAGAATTTTTCGTGGGTGCATGTGTCTTACAAGCGCGACGGGAATAACCGGAAACAGACACTGAAACTTTAAAGACAAACCGGCCATGAGCGATACAATCAGGGAAATTATACAATGGCTGTTCGCTGGCGGAGGGCTGTTGGCCCTGATTGAGCTATGGCGGACACGCCGGAAAAACAAGGCTGCATCGCAAAAGGACGTGGAGTCATATTTCCAGACCATGTACGAAGCGAACGGTAAAACGATGATCGGCCTTCAGCATAAAATTGACGAATTACAGAACTTAACCATCAGACAGGATGAACGCATATTTAAATTGGAACGCATTACGCGCCGGGCTGCTGTGTGCCGTTATTGGGGCAGTTGTCCTCTCCGTCCAGAGCTGCAAAAGTACAAGCAGTTTACAGGAGAACCGGACAGCCGTCCGAAAGGACAGTCTGACGCAGACCGCAACGAAGGTGACTACTTACGAACCGGTCCCGATGACACAGACGAGTCTGGCACTGGATGCCGACCGCCTCCTGCTTCTTCCTACATTGCCTGAAGGCGTCGGCCTCACTGCGCACGATGGCCGTTTGTCTCTCCGTGCGGAGAGTGACGGAAAAGGTGGTGTGAACATCACAGCGCAGCATGAAGGTGAAGAACGCAAGGTAATCCAGGAAGAGAAAACCACTTCAAACCGTATCCGTGATGAAGCGGAAAGTCAACTGGAGGAATTGAAGGAAACACGCCCTGGAGTGCAGGGATGGCTGACAGGAACAGCCCTGACTCTGCTGGGGATTTTCCTTATCTGGCAACTGATTAAATATTATTTAAGCAAACATTAAAAACGACAAGATTATGGCAGATACAAGCAACGGACTGATGTATGGTGTGGCCGCCGTAAAGTTCAAGACATCGGAAGGCGAGGAAAAGACGTTGGGCTGGCTGGATGAAAACGGGATGCAGCCTGCGGGAAATGCTCCTACCTTTATGGATGTGATGGCCGCACAGGTAACAGACGGACCGGTAGATAGCATAATGACCAATCCGGGAAGCGATGCGTTCACAATGAACCTTATCCAGCTGAATGCGGAAAACATGGTGAATGTGTTCGGTGGGAAAGCCGAAGCTGACGGCTCTTATACACCACCGACAAAGATGGTGGCCAATGGCGTACTGACTATCACTATGCATTCAGGCCACAGTTTCCGTGTATTTAACTCCCGATTGAGCCGTAACGGATGGCAGAACGGTATCAACATGCAGAATGTGCTGGCAATGGGTATCCGTGTGGATATGCTGAAACCAACCGACGGCAAGGAAAGACGTTACCGCATCTATCCTCCCGGTGTGGTTCCCGACACATCTGACACAACCGCAGACGCTAAGGCATGATGAAGGCACAGGATATAGAACTTCTGGCAGGCATATCCCTCAGTGACGGGGGAATCAGCCTGCCGCTTCATACGATACTTCGGAAACGTCCGTTCCGCATTACGATGAAGACACCTACCACACGCAGCCTGATCCGTATCAGCAAGCGTTATCTCCGAATCGGGGTGACTCCGGAAGAATATGATGCATACAATCTGGACCAGCGCATCCGGTTTATCTTCCTGCATGGGAAGGATATCAGCCGGATGGTGGCATACGGAATTGTTCGAGGCCCGGTACTGGGAAGGTTACTAAACCGCCCGGTGGCATGGATGCTTCGGGAACTGATGACGCCCGACGAACTTTCATCCGCTTGGCGACAAATACTGAACAGTACATCTACCACGTCTTTCGGGATTATTATCGCATCGGCAGCAGCACTGAACAAGATGCAGCCCTTAGCGAGCCGGAACGAGAGCGAAAACGAAACGAGGAGTTAAAGAAGGGACATACGGAACCTTCGCATAGCCTTTTCGGCGTAGTAGGTCAGCTGGCCACGGAAACAGGCTGGAGCATTGACTACATTCTGGATAAGGTAAATGTAGTTACACTTCAGCTCATGATGGCAGACATGCCTCACTGGGTTCCTCCGAAGAAACCGGACATGATGCAGCAGATCCGTGAAATGGAGGAACGGGAGAAACAAAGAAACAGTCACAAACAAACAGATAACAAAAACACGACAAAGGGGATGAACCCAATGGATTTCTTCACAAAATACGCAGTAAAAGATTAAGGATATGGCAGTACCTGTACAGCTTGAAATATTCATGAAAGACCTTACCAAAGCCGGACTACAGAGCGTGGGTAAGAATGTGGATGATGTGGAAAATCAGACTCTGCAACTGATTGAAGCATTGAAGCAGGTACGTGCCGAACAAATCAAACAGCTTGAAGCGAACAAGCAAGCCGGGAAAAGCTATACGCAGGAAGCGGCCAACGTACAGGCTTTGACGGGGCAGATCAACGGATTGAAGACAGGTCTGAAAGACTTGCAGAAAACGAAAGAGGAAACCGCAAAAACGCAGGGCATTGACATCGACACCGAAGCCGTAACCCGTAAGACAAACAACCTGAAGATGCAGTTCAGCCAGGTAGCAAGAGAACTGCCATCTTTGGCCTTAGGTCCTCAGATGTTTATTCTGGCAATATCAAACAACCTGCCCATGCTGGCAGATGCGATATCTGATGTACGGAAACAGAACGAACTTATGGCTGCATCCGGACAAAAGGGTGTGCCGGTATGGAAACAATTGGCCGGTGCATTATTTAGCTGGCAGACGGGGCTTATTACTGTTGTTACATTGATGATTGCTTTCAACAAGCAGATATCGGAATTTACCGCAAAACTGTTTAAAGGCAAGGAAGCTGCCCTGTCTCTGTCGGACGCACAGAAAAACATTTCCGAAGAATTTTCCAAAAGCAGCGGAGATCTCGGAGAACAGATCGTCCGTATCCGTACCTTGTCAGAACGGTGGAATGAACTTGGAGAAGATCTTTCTGCCAAGAAAAAATTTATCAGGGAAAACCGCGAAGAACTGGATAAGATCCCTGTATCGATCAGCAATATTACCGAGGCTGAGAATTTGCTTGGACAGGGGACCGACGCATATATACAGGCTATGTCTTTGCGTGCGCAGGCTGCAATCGCATTCAAAAAGGCATCTGAAGAAGCAGTGAAAAGTCAGGAAGTCCAGATGAAAATTGACAAGGAAAAGAACAGCGGCCCTTCATTCTGGGACAAGGTTCTTGCCGCAATGGCCAGCACATCATCCGGAACTTATTATTCATCACGGGCTTCTACTCCTGTGTCATCCCAGGAAATACAGAACGAGCGCATAAAATCCTTGGAAGAAGAGAAAAGCGCTGCCGAAGAAACGGAAAAAGCATACAGGGATCTGTTTAAGACATTGTCGGATGAAGCCAAGAAGACACTTGACAATGCCGGGATATCCGGTAAAACGACCGACGATAAGACCGGTTCGCGCAGGGATTATGCTTCTGAGCTTGCCGATGCACGTATTCGTGCGCAGCAGACCACGGAGAAACTTCGCATACAGATCATGCAGGAAGGTATTGCCAAGCGCATGGCACTGGCAAAGCAGGAATATGATGACAGTATTGCCAACATCGACAAGCAGGAACGGGATACACTGGCAAAGATGGATAAAGCACGCAAGCAGGGTGACAACATTCCGCAGAGCCAATATGATGCCGTAAAGGAATCGGCTAAAAACAACCGTGTGCTGGCAGAACAGGTGTATAATGAACAGATCTATCAGATTGAGCAGGAATACCGCGACAAGGCAACACAGAGCCTTATCGACTACAATAAACAATACGGCACGTATCAGGAGAAGCGTCTGGCCATCGCAATGGATTACGCGCGGAAGATTGCCGCTGCGGAAACAGAAGGTGAAGCTGACGTATTAACTCGTGAACGTGACGACAAGCTGGCCAGCCTGGACTTCGAGGAAATGAAGAAAGGGATGGACTGGGATAAGATCTTCGGTGACCTGGACCGTGTGTCGACCGATACGCTGGAAAGCCTTCGCAAGAAGCTGAAGGAATACCTGGAAGGAATCGGTGATGACATCAGTCCGGAATCCTTCAAGGAGGTAATGGATGCTTTCAAGGAGATAGACTCCGAGCTGGCCGACCGTTCCCCGTTCGAGGCAATGAAGAAGGGATACGAGGACTACAAGTCCGCCATGGAAGAGGTACGTACTGCTCAGAACCTGCTGCAACAGGCTCAGATGGGTGGAAGTGTCATCGTGGAAGAATATGACGAAACAACTGGAACCCTTACCCGCAAGCTGGTCACACAGGCCGAAGCGGAGGAAAGACTTCGTGCTGCTCAGGATAAACGATACAGTGCCCAGAAGAATCTGACAGAAGCGGCCAATTCTATCGGACAGAAAGGAATGGCAATCGTCAATGCCGGAAACGACATAGTGGATATGTTAGGAAACTTTGGCGTAAAAGTTCCGGAAGCAGTCAGTGAAACATTGAACGGATTGGGACAGGTAATGAGTGGACTGGAAAGCATTGACCTTACAAATCCATTCTCAGCCATATCCGGTGTAACTAAGGTTCTGACTGGAGTAGGCAATACAATCGCCGGACTGTTTGGCTTCGGCGGTGCAGATTATTCCGGATATGAAAATCTGAAATCAAAGTATGAGGGACTGATTGATATCTGGGATACGTTGATTGACAAGAAGACAGAATACATCGACATCGATTACGGGACCGAAGCCCAGAAGGCCGCTGAAGAGGCTATCAAGCTGACAGAAACACAGATTGAACGGCAGCGGCAGCTGGCCAATATGCTGGCGGGTAGCGGTGCAAGTATCGGATCCCACTCCCTGGGATATCGGGTGAATGACCGGATGTCGTCACAGGACTGGCAGCGATTGTCCGGACTGGTCGGAGAGCAGGTCGGAAGTCTGGGTGATGTACTGGGGCTGGATGCAGGTATTATCGGGAATGTGCTTCAGGATGAGAAGTTTGTTTCCGTACTGACGGATGTAAATTCTGAATTCATCGATTACATACAAAATATCGGTTCTTACGCGGATCAACTGGAAGAAATAGCCTCAAAGGAACAGGAAGCCATTACCGGAATTGGGTTCGACGCGTTCAGGGACGGATATATTGACTTGATTTCCGATTTGGAATCCACCAACGAAGACCTGGCAGACAATCTGGAAAAGAATCTCCAGAATGCCTTCTTCCGCTCACTTATTGCGAATAAATACAACAGCCAGATTAAAGCCTTATACGACAACTGGGTAAAATTAGGCGAAGACGGACTGACCAGAGATGAAGTGGATAGTCTGAGGGAACAGAATCAGGCAATGGTGGATCAGATGATAAAAGACCGGGAAGAGCTGATGAATACTTTCGGATGGTCTGCATCCGGATCGGGAAACAGCCAGTCGCCCGGCAGTGGTGCACTTACAACAATGAGCCAGGAAAGCATATCCACCTTCGAGGGCATAGGGCGTAACATGCAGACACATCTGGCCAATACGGACAAGTTTGTGCAGGAAATCCGAAACACACAGAAGCAGGACAGCCAGACGCTGGCCACCATAGCCGGACACACGGCACATCTGGTGGAGATACACGAGATATTGAGTGATATGAAAATGAACGGAATACAGCTTAAATAATTATCAATTGTCAATTATTAATTATCAATTGAAAGAAATGGACCTTACAGGATACCTTACAATAAACGGAACAGACGTATGGACGGAATACGGTGCCTTTCTGGGTGAGACTGAAGAAGGTGGACACGTGAACATGGATGCCTTGCTTCGCATGCCCAAGGCAAAGGATATTACTACCGTAGACTTCCGGGAACGGAACGGGGTAGAGCTTCCTCAGAACCCAAACGTGAAGCTGGGCAGCATCGAACGTACCTTGCAGTTCTGGCTTCGTGGAAACTCCGCAGCCGACCGCCTGGACAAATACCAGCGCATGATGACGCTGATTACGTCCGGAATGCTTACGATAAATGTAAAGAATTACCGGACTTACAATATGGTGTATCAGGACATGCCGGCAGAACCGGACTGGTACGGAAGCTACGAAAGAGACCGGTTTTATGTGCTGTTTTCCGTCAAGTTTCTGGAACCGCAGCCATCCGTTTAGGAATTAATTAAACACAGATTAAATGACGATAAAATGGAACTGAAAATATACGATAAAGCCAACAACCTTCGACTGACGGCCAGTCCGAACTCTTCTTCTACCGTCACGGAGGAGATAGGAGGAGAGTGCAGTGTATCTGCATCCTTCACCCATACCGCATACGTTCCGCTGGATGTGGATGACTATATCGATCTGGAAGGTGTGCGTTATAAAATAAAACGCCAGTACCGCCCCAAGCAGAAAAATACACAAACCTATGAATACTCGGTTAAGTTCTACGCCCCTATACATGATGCAGAAGATGTGCTGATGCTGTTTTCTGAAGGAGATACCACATCTGAATTTTATTATGACGGCGGTCCGCGGGAACATCTACAGCTATGGGTAGAGAATATGAACCGTCTGGCCGGAAAAGACGTATGGAGTATCGGAACTGTTATATCGGCTGAAAACAAAAATATAGAATATAAAAACTTGAATTGTTGGGATGCTGCTTTCTCCAGCAATGGTATAGCTGCCACATTTGAAACAGAAATGTGGGCAGACGGATTCGTCATAAATCTTTGCAAAGCTTCGCATGGCGAACGCCAGGAACTGGGCTATATGCAAGGACTCACTAACCTTTCGCAGGAAGATAACGGCGAAGTGAAATTCTTTACCCGCCTGTTTCCGTTAGGATCTACACGAAATATCGATGCAAGTAAGTACGGATATTCCCGGTTGCAGTTACCCAGCCGTGCCAAGTATGTAGACAAAAATGTAAACTTATATGGCGTTAAGGAAGAGACAGAAGAAGCTGCTTTCTCGGCAATTTATCCGAAATACGTTGGAACCATATCTTCCATACGAACTGAAGAAAAAGAGAATGAAAACGGACGCAAATACACGGTGTACTACATCAAGGATGAAGGGATGAACTGGAATCCGAAAGACTACGAGATTCCGGATCTGGATTACATGCTACAGTTCCAGACAGGAGAACTGGCAGGTCGGGGAACTAACGGTTCCTTCCAGGCAGCGTGGCATGAGGATACTAAAGAATGGGAAATCATCAATGTATATCCGGATGAAACAACACAGATCCCAGGTGGTGTAATTGTCCCGAATCCAGGTGATCAGTACATTCCCTGGAACTTCGCCATGCCGCAGGAATACATCACTGCGGCAGAACAGGAATATAAGCAAGCTGTGAATGACTTTCTGAATACTTACAGCTTTGACCCAAACAAATATAACGGAACCACCGACCGGAATTATATCGAGAAGAACGGCACACCACTCCGCATAGGGTGGAATGTGCGTTTACTGTCAGAACAGTATTTCGGCAGCACCGGAGGATACAAGGATACACGTATCATCAAGGTGCAACGCAAGTTGAATGATCTGTGCCAGGCTACGATCACCTGTTCGGATGAGGTTGGTACCGGATGGAAGTCGTCTGTGGATAACCGGCTGAATAATTTGCAGTATGTATTATCTCAAAAGCAAGAGCAGGAAGTTATCGACATTATCAAAACAACGGATAACAAGACCCCGTCAGACTATAATGTATTTTCTGCCCTGAAAGCAATAGGCATGTTTTTGAGGAAAGATGTGGCAGAGCAGGTAAAATATGTAATGACATTTTTGAAAGGTATTGTTGTAAAAGGAACAGCAAAATTCGGTAATTTCATTACAGGTGTTTCTGGTGGTATGATAGACGAAGCAGGGAATATGGAAATGGAATCAGGCTATTTTCGTAAACGATTATTTGTTCCGGAAATAGCTTATAATCGCATTACATATTTCAAAGGACGTGCTGTTATATCTCCCGGGGGCGGTTGCAAAGTAAAGTCATATATAAAGAATGATGATGGAAGTTTTACGGTTATACCAGACTTGACAGAAGCGGACGGACTGAGCCAGTTTGTTGATGACATTCTGTCTGCTTTCTTTACAACAAAAAATGAAGAAGGAAAACTTACTGGTTTTGCGCAAATGCAGTTTCGCGTGACAGAAGCCGACTATGATGCAAAAACATTCAAAATGGTAAATCGTCCCGGGAACAACTACGAACCGGGTGAGGAAATGATACTGGCACAAACGGGGAACTTTACAGACCTAGACCGTCAAACATACATTCTGTTTGATACTCTGAACGGGAACAATTGTATTACTTTCTTTGATAACGCCAATACCTGGGACCCGGAACCGGC